TAAACCTATTCAAATCATTTTTAATTCTTCTTTGTTTAGCATATATATCTTGCTTCTTAATTTCAATATCTGCCATGATGAACGCTTCTTCAGAAAGTTGTTTGTAATACACTAGTTTTTGTTGAAGCTGCTGAAAGGTTTCATCGTTTGTTTGATTGGTTAAAGTTTCAAACACTTTGTATTTTATGAACGCCTCAATGTATTCTCTTATACGATAGTTATCAGGAATCATTTGATTTCCACCACCATCATACTCTGTAGCATACATAACCAAATGAACAATACCATGCCTAAAGTTAGTTACAAACTTATTATCCCTAATATCAAACGAATCATATGAAGAGGCTCCAGGTGTGAAACTAGATGCATTATTCCATTCAGTGGTGTAGCTTACATCACAATGATTTTGTACAGAGATGTTTCCTGGTTTAAGTAGATATTCCTTTCTATACGATCTTGCTATGGATTGATTAGTTTTATACACTGCTTGAATTAATTCAGGCATACAATCTTCATTACACCCAGCTAGGTTACATCTTGAACAGATTTGACCACCTACAGTGATAGGACTCACTTGTATTGTGGTTTGTGATGCTGCTTGTGAGTAAAAAGAATTAGCAGATTGATATGGGTATTGAGGAATCTCAGTGCACATCCATGCTTCACGCACTGCATAGAAGTTATCTGGTAGCCTTGCCTGAAAGTCTTCTATATGGATGGGTGTTTCAGTTATAACATAAGTTGCCTTACCCAGCTTTCTTAAACATTTGTCTAAGTAGGTGGGAAACAAAAGGTCATCAACTGCACCAGTGTCAAAATAGCTTTTTAATTCTTCTTTTATAGTAGAATAAACTATTTCTGGTGATGTGAACGCATATTTATAATAGTATGACATTTAGATTAATTTTTCCACTCTGCATAAATATGTTGATATTTATTGTCGGTGTTTATGTAATGTGATAATAGTCGTGATGTATTTCGTGAAGGTTTGAAATACCAGAGATCAACATTTTTAAATCTTGCTGAAAATTTAAACCACATCCAGCCAAAAAAGTAACCCTCTGTGTGATAATTGAAATTGTAAATTCTTTTACCTTTCTCTTTAGACTTCTTCCAATCAATAGGAAGGTTTATATATTCCTTACCATCAATTATGGATATTCGTTTTCTTTTCTTTTTGTTAATTGAAAAATCTCCAAAACCAAAAGGAAGTTTTGCTTTCTCCCCAGTTTCTAAAATATATTCTTTAAACGCCTCAATGTATGTGTATATAATGTTTCTCCATTCATCAAAACTTAATTTGATTGTAGGATGCTTCTTGCAGAAAACATTGTAGTTTTCCTTACTTGAACTTCTCCACTCAATCTTCGTGCGCATTAGTTAGTTGGTTTAGAATTGGGAGCTTGCCCATCCACACCATCATCTGACATATCAGTTTTGGTTCTAAAATATGTAGCTAGTAGTTTTTGTGAGGTGGCTTCCAACACTTGTTTTTCTAAATATCCAGGTAGAGCAAATGGTTTATCTAGAGGATTTATACAATAGTCTTCTAATATAGGAGTTAATCCTCCGCACCCACATTCAGGGTACATCACTTCATTAGGAACATCTTCTTCAAAGAATGCAGACAATCTAATTGCTTTTAGTAAAGGATTGGTTACATATAAATAGTTATCAATTATCCAAAAGTATTCCTCATTCTTTATAATAGGAAGTTTTAATAAATTTAGATATCTATTAACAGTGATCTCTTTTAACTTCTTACCCTTTCCCCCGAGAACATTAATTGAATATGCTCCTTGGATTACATATTGATAATTACCTTCTGCTACTTTTGGAATTTTAAATTTAGTTCTTGAAATTGTACAAGGGTCAGCATATTCACAACATTCTGAAATAGAAACTTCCACCATCTCTAAACAAGGTATGGTGGTGAACAATGTTGCAGTGGACCAAAGCTTTCTAAGGTTTGTTTCTCTTTTTACGAACAGAAGAGTGTTATTTCTAATCTCAGATGCTATAGATCTATCAGTGAGCAAACTGTCTGTAGACAGTAGCTTGTGCATTGCTCGTACATCTGAAACTAATTTTCTTAAAGTTGACATTATAAAGACTGTTTGAATATATTTGAAATCCCTTCAACATCATCTAATAAAAACGCTGTGATCTCAGCTTTTGAACCAACATGTCCGTTTTTATCATCCCATAATCCTTTAGCTGTTGATATTGCTGGAAGTTGATAAAACTTGATACCATTAAAATCGTGGCTAACCTCATGATGTTTATCTCCTGTGAATATGTAAAAGTTTTTGTAATAAGACCATTCTTCTCTAAACTCAATTGGAAATATAGCAGCAAGCTTTGAAGGTTTGATTGCATCACCATGATTAAACATCATTGCAGAATTACCATACCTCTCATACTTTCTATATCTAGGAGAAATATCAAACACAACTCTTTCGTTATTCCTGAAGAAAGCTTCTAACCAAGTGATTAGATGCCACCCTATATATTCATCATGATTTCCTGCAATATATACAACCTCTACAACATCAGAACCCCCTAATAACAATTGTATCATAGATGCCTCATGATCACATATTCTTATGAAAGAATCATGGTATGTAAGAATGTTTGTTTGAGGTGTGCCTTTTGTAGTGGTTCCTGTAAACTCACTATTGAATTCATCAGAGCCCACTATATATTTAATTGATTCAAGATTGCTTGAAAGTTTTGCTTGTTCTAAAATAATTTTAGTCTTTAACATCACTTTGTCAAACCTATCATTTATTTCATTATCTCCAGATATGTCAAACTTATTATAATGGGCATCCTGTTTGTTTATAATCAAACAACCAGCAGCTTTAAAAACTTCATATTGAGGAGCAGGAATATTATCTAAACAAGGTGTATATGTTTCTAAAAACTTAACAAAGACATCTTGAAACACTTGTTCTTCTTTCTTCTTTCCTAACCAAGCTTTCACTTGCCAATGAGGTGTGCCACTGTTGCCCCAATAATTTTGAACATATTTAGTTATTTCCCATTTGTCTGTATCAATGTTGCATTTTTCAATAAGCTCATCTAAGGTTCGGATTTCTTCTTTTGAGTTAAAAACAATCTCACCTGTTCCTTTTGCAACATCTTCTTCAAACTTTATAATCTGCTCTTCTAATGCTACTATATAAGATGCTGATTCAGCATCATCTATAACTTGTTCTCGTTGTTTTAATAAAAGCAATAGGTTGTCCAACTCTTCATCTGAAACCCCTAATTTACTAGCGTAGAATTTTTTACTCTTTTTCCAGGACAATAGTTGTTGCAGTTGGTCTAATACATATTGATTTACGGACATAAGTAAGTTATATTAGTTAAAATTCTAGTAAAGGTAAGTATTAGTTTTCAGATTTACCAAATTATATTAATGAAATTTGTTATTGCTAATAACCAAGTTGGTTATAAAATAAAACTCCCAGAGGTAGAAACCCCCAGGAGAATCCTTATAAAACCAACAAAATAAGGATTTTGATTAAAATTAGTATAAATTTATTATACATGCAATATTTGTAATATTAAGTTCCTGTTGTACTAGTGGTTGTAGTAGTTGGTTCTACCGTTGTTGTAGTGGTAGTGGTTGTCACTTCATCTAATACTATGTCTATATAATTAACACAATCTCCATCAGACATCACTCTGATTGTTGTTGTAAAATCTGGAACAACAGCAGAAGCATATCCTAAAAGCAAAGATGCTTTGGGTACCCCTGTTTCAAATGCTGATGTATATCCATCTAGATTAGAATAGAGATTGAAAGGACCTGTATCAGTTCCTGCCGTAGTTAATGTAATCAACACTGTCATTTGGTTTATTTTAAATTGTTATTAAAGAATTATGGACAGGGTCCAAATGCAAGTATAAGTCCTAAGTCAAATGTAACACTACCTTCTTGAGCGGAGAAAGACATACATGAATCAGGATCAATGCTAAAACCAAGTAAGTTTCCAGAACAGTTAACATAACCATAGTCTAAAGCACCTGCAGTGGGGTTAGTAATATTATACTCTATACATGCTATTGTTGTTGTAGTAGTTGTTGTAGTAGGTGTAGCAGTTGTTGTAGTTGTTGTGGTTGATGATGTTGATGTGGTGGTGGTTGTAGAGCTACTACTGGTAGTAGTGGTTGTTGTTGGAGGACAATCTAAACCACATAGTCCAAAGTTTGTTAACGTGTATGTAAAATTAGTAGTAATACCAATAGCTCTACCACAAAAATTGTCAGATTGTCCAAAATCCAATGGTGTTGAAAGTTCTAAACCACTAATACAGTCTATGTATGAGAAGAAATAAGGATCAACGCCCGATTCAGTTTCATCATTTTCAATAGTGTAACAATTACAATCATCACTTATTGTTGTAGTGGTAGTTGTTGTAGAGCTGCTACTTGTAGTGGTAGTAGTAGTTGGTGCAACAGTAGTAGTGGTAGTTGTTGTTGGATTACAGCCATTCACCAACGCACAAAACATATTTCTTATAGAAAGATTATTTGTAATTGATCCAAGTACAGCCAATGCAAGGGCATCTGGACATAACTTTTGGTCAATTTTTTGAAGTGCTAATGTAACACTATCGCAAGTGTCTACACCCACGCAAGGTAGATTTGCTCCATTATAAAAAACTAGATCTGTTCCAGTTTTATGTGTGTAGCAAGGATCAATACCACAACCTGTTGGATAAACCACTGTACCGTGACTATAACAAGGTGAACCTGAAAAACAACTCATTGATTTTGATTTTAATTATTAAGGTATGTACATTATGTAATGTGAAGCTATCACAGGTTGAATATTAGGGTGTGAACCACCTCCTCCAATAGGGGCATTAACCACTCCTACAGAGATTCCTGTAACATTACTAACTGTGGTTTTAGTAAAGTCTCCACATCTTCTTGAGCTACTAGAGCCACCAGCAGTGAGCACTGTATCAACTCCAACATAATCATGCGTGTGTCCAGGATCAGTGACTGTTGCTGTAGCAATATGTGTATGACTAGGAATCTGTCCTGCAGAAAGAGTGATGGTGTTTGTACCCGTGGTAGTGCCTAAACTATATGCAGGGTTTCCAGGAATAGCAGGATCCACTGCAGAATTAAATGGTCCACCACCCATACCAGAAGTAGTACCAACAGTAACACGCCCTCTTTTATCTGGAGTGCCATTTAATCCATTACATAAATATATTTTTTCCCAATCTCCAAGACCTGCACCTGTTACATCAAATTTTCCTGTAGGATCACCATTAAACTCAACCACCGTATTAGGAACCATTCTTGTGTAATACTTGTTAGAGGTTGTTTGAGAATCTAAATATGCTTGAATAAGATCATCAAGATCAGCTAGTTGTACATAATTAGTTTCTACATCTAATATAAATGCACAAAGCTTGGTAATCACTGCTTGTAGGATAGCATGGGTTCCTGACCCAGTTGTAACACCTGTTAAGCAACCTATTGTATAAGGTGCTTCAATTACATCTATTTGTTCTTGTGCGCTTTCTACTGCAGCTGTTAAAACCACAATCTGCTCTTGTAAATCACAAGTAGCTTTTATAAGAGCATTGAATAAATCAACTGCTGTAATATCTCCGCACGTAGGAAGATAGTCTTGAACTAAGGTACATATTATAGCAGGATTAATATCAGGCTTAATTCCTGTACCATCTAATGTTGATGTAAGAAACTCAATAAGAGCTTGCTCAACATAGGATAAAGAATCACCAGTTTGAATACCAAGGACAGGAACATCTATTCCTGTATATCTTACGCATTTATCTGAAACTATCTCAGCACACCCATTAAAGCAATTTGAACAAGACATTATTTAATATTTTAATTTTATTATTAAAGAAACAATAAGAAAAGCAAAATACACTTTCCATTTAATTTTTTGGAGTTTTAAATCTATCATGGAGGTAACTCCAACATACCACCATTTTTTACCCAATGCTATTATGTTTATTAGGATTTCCCAAAGCAATATGTTTATTGCTCCAGATAGAAGATAGTCTTGCCAGGAGCCTGGAAACATCTGACATAAAAATGGAGACACTATTGCTAATGCTCTCATTATCATACCATAAGGATGCCATTTACCAGATGTCAGTCCTCTATCATCTGAGAATTGCCATTTAGAATATAATACAAAAGCCAGAGTGAATAGTATGGATAAGATATAAATCATTAGCCGATGTAAATAGTTTTATTTATAAATTAATAGTTTAACTCTGCTAGCTATTCTCTCAACAGTGTAATGAGAAGCATAGTCAGGGTTACACAATTTAAATGTTAGAATTCTTTTGTAGTTTAACAAATCAAGTATTACCTCTCCTTGTACAGGACGGTTTAATATAAACACTGTATTATTATATAAATTATTAGCCAAGTGAGCAAGCCTACAATCAATGTCAGCTATTAACA